TAAGTAGCATTGTTCGTGAAAACAGTGAAAACAAAATCATTCCAACACCAATGATTAGTTGCTATGTAACTGGGCTGGAATACAATGCAGAGCGCAGACAAGATCCTACGTTTATTGACAAGAAGCATGTCCGTATGCGCAAGTTTGATCCTAACACAAATGAGTATACAACACAGCAAGGTAATGCTTTTACAGTAGAACGTGTTATGCCTGTTCCTTATACACTGCAGTTAAATGTAGATGTATGGACTAGTAACACTAATCAAAAACTACAGTTGCTTGAACAGTTACTTGTGTTGTTTAATCCGGCACTTGAAATACAAAGCACAGACAACTACCTAGACTGGACAAGTTTAAGTTATATTGAACTTGCACAAACACAGTGGAGCAGTAGAAGTGTACCAGTTGGAGTTGATGAGCAGATTGATATTGCCACGCTTTCATTTACTGTGCCTATTTGGTTAACTGCACCTGCTAAAGTTAAGAAACTTGGTGTTATTAACAAAATTGTTGCTAGTATCTATGATGATCAAGGTGGTATTGCAGAGGGTGTTATTGATGGACAAATATTACTAGGTGAGCGTCAGAAGTTTACACCAATGAACTTTGGTATTATTGTATTGGGCAACACTGTGCAAATACTGGATCGTAATGAGACAAGCACTAACAAAGTAGACTATACTCCACTAAATGATCCACCAACAAAAGTAGGCACAGATGATGTTAGTTGGGCTGCACTTATTAACCAATATGGCGAACTACAAAGTGGCATCAGTCAACTGCGTTTAGAACAAGGTACTGCAGAAATAGTAGGCACAGTTGCTTTCCATCCTAGTGATCCGCATAAACTATTATGGACTGTAGAAAGTGATACTGTTCCAACAAACGATTTGCCCGCTGTAACAAAGATTATTAATCCTCTACGCAGTGCACCTGATGCAGGACTTGCAGCGGCAGCACAAGGACAGCGTTATCTTATCCTCAATGATATTGGAGATGCAAGTAACACAGATGGTCCTGATGCGTGGGGTGATCTAGTAGCAGGTGCTAACGACATCGTCGAATATAATGGCACTAACTGGCAAGTAGCATTTGACAGTAGCAGTGATTCGGGTGTACACTATATGACTAATACTAACACAGGTTTACAATACAAATGGACCGGAACAGAGTGGGTCAAGAGTTATGAAGGCGAATATCGAGCAGGCGACTGGAGTATCGTTATCTAACAGCGGTGTCGGAGCGTTATTTTTAAGCAAATCAACAAGTAGATATATGTTTGTACTGCGCAGTGGCGCCAGGTATGACAGCATGTGGGCGTTTGTTGGTGGTAAGGTTGAAGCAGGGGAAACTGAGTATACTGCGCTACAGCGTGAGATTGTTGAAGAGATTGGCTTTATGCCACTTGTATTAAAAACTATCCCAGTAGAAAAGTTTACTAACAGTAAGAATAACTTTACTTACAGTACCTATGTATGTGTAGTAGAAGATGAATTTATCCCTAAACTAAACAGTGAACACAAAGGTTATGCCTGGAGTAAACTAGATTCATGGCCTAAACCATTACATCCCGGTGTGTTTACTACATTTCAGATTGATGAGATTGTTGATAAAATTAAAACAGTTGAAGAATTAATGTGCAATAGCACCTAGGCCAGCCAGGTTAAAATACTGTGTATAAGTTATTTCTTTAACATTGGGCACCCAGTTATATGCTTCTGGCATTAGTCCCGGATCTTTGCAAACATAGTAAAATTCTACATCATCATATGTTAAAAATATTCTACAAGCATCTTGTATGAGTTTTGCATTTGCACCTTCAACATTTACTGGCTTATATACCGCATGTTCACCAATATAAATGTTGTCATCTTCTTTATCATAGCAGGTCATGCCTACCATAAACACTTGCTTGTGTCCGTCTGCGCAAGCAAGACGTAGTGCAAGGGTGCCTATGCTTGCAGTAAACATTTGTGGATATAAGTGAAAACTGCCGGGGTGTGCTAGTATGTTTTTAACATTGCTGTATACAATGTTATCTTCACCATAGCCACTAGCAGCAATGTCTGCGCAAATATCTTTGTTTGTGGCAATTAAGAATGTTGGGTTAAAGTCTTTATATAACAGGTTACATCCATAACTCTGCCCTACACTGCGCACACCTCGAGCACCACCAACTTGTCCTTTAAGCAAGCGTAGATCAAACTTGTTTCTGGATTTACTGTTGCCAATAACATGTGCAACGCCGTCATGTTCATCATTGAGAATAGTTTTCTCAACCCAAGTCATGCTGTCTGGATCGTTGCGTGTTTTCCAACTAGTATTTGCGCTTACCATCTCTCCCAAGTAGTCTGCGGTATAAAACCGACCTTGGGACATTAGATTCTGCCTACAACAACTTCGATTACGTCTGCGCCAGCACCTGTTTTGTTTTCCAGTGCTTTACCGATAACACTGCCTGCTGGAGGATTGCTTTCATCACGCCATGCTTCTGCGTGTCCTGCTGTATCACTAGAGACCATTAAGTCGCCTTTGCGTACTTCGCCAACAACTTTACATGGTAGTCTTCCTACAAGACCAACACTGACACCATCTTCTAAACTTTCGTTCATTAGAAAAGCAGGATCGGTACTAACAATACCAGCAATGCGTTTATCATACTTGCTTGTAGTTTGTGTAACTTCTGCTTCACCGCCAAATACTAACACTGTGCCTGACTCATAATCTGCATCTGCAGTATAACGTTCTGCCAAGTCAGCGTATCGTGCTGCAGTGGTTGTTGCTGTAATAACGCCTGCACTGAAGTTACCGCTACCATCACGGAATACAATAGTACTACCTGTATTTGCATTTGTTGCATTTGAAGTAACAGTAAAAGTTCCACCTTCACTGCTTACACTACCACTTATACCATTACCTGATGTGGCGCCTGCTCCAACATAGTTGCCTGTAGTATCTGTGCCGAGTGCCACGCTATTTGCTGCAATAGTTGTTGCGATACTAATACCTGCACTACCATCAAAGTTAGCAGTACCAGTTACATCACCTGTTAGTGCAATTGCTCTTGCTGTTGCCAATGTAGCTGCTGATCCAGAAGCATTTCCAGTCAAGTTACCAACAAAATTGCCTTGCGCAAGAGTTATACCTGCTGCAGCAAAAGTACTATGTGTAGTATTATCTACTGTAGCAACAATACTACCTGTTCCACTATCTGTAATTGTCCAGTTTGTGTCACCTTGTGTTAAACTGTTTGAACTAAGGCTACTTAATTCACCATCAACATATGCCTTAGTAGCAGCATCTTGTGCTGAAACTGGGTCACCCATACCAGTAATTTTATTAGTACCCATTGCAATAGTTGCACTATTGATAGTTGGACTGGTCAATGTCTTGTTAGTAAGAGTTTGTGTAGCAGTTTCACCAACTAACGCTTGTCCACCTGCAGTTGAGTTGTCATGAACTCTTAATGTATTAAGTGTGCTATCTATACTGATTTCACCTGCTGCACCTGTGAATGCATCGTTTTGTGCGGTTGTGCCTCTTCTAAATTGTACGGTTGTTGGCATCTTAAACTCCTATAACTCTATATTTATGCGCCCACATATGCTTCACCTGTTGCATAGTCTATGCTTTCTGTAGTTCCAATTGGATCCATGCAATTAAACACACTACCCAAGTTAACACCAAATGCGTCAGTACCACCTGCTTCAAATGGTGTTTCTTGACTTGTTTGTGCAACATTAAAACTCATGTCAAAGTTGCCATCTGTTCCTGGCACTGTGGTAAATGTACTGTTTGGATAACTTGATCCGCTGCCGCCGCCTCCACCGCCATCAGCCCAAGCAAGTGTGCCTGCTCCGTTAGTTGAAAGCATTTGTCCATCTGTGCCATCAGTATTGGGCAATGTCCAGGTAATGTTACTACCAACAGTAGCAGGACCTCTAAATGATACATAATTACTGCTATCACTATCTGCAAATTTTAATTCTGCTTGTGCTTGCAGAGTAACAGCGTTGTTGGTTGTTGCTCCATTATCTGTAACTGTTTGTAATGTAGTCGCTACATCAACCCAGCTAAGATTTCCTGCACCATCTGTTTCTAGAATTTGGTTAGCAGAACCATCTGTTGTTGGAAATATAAATGCGCCATTACTACTAATACTACTTGCTTGAAAAGATCCAGTTTGCAAACTAGCATAACTTGAAATAGTTACATTACCGCTTGTGCTGCCATCTTCTGTGGTGTTTACTAGTACAAACTGATCTGCGCTTTCATCATAAAGCATAGCAACATTAGTGTCATCACCACGTTCAATTACAATACCAACATCTTTATCTGCGCTGCCAGTTTCGGCACTGTTTAATCGAATAAGAGGGTCTGATATATTAGTTACATCAAAATCAATTTGTGCTGCTCTAGGTCTAGTAAACGCCATACTTGTATTCCTTAATTAACTGCTTGTATTTATCCGTTTGAGCTAGTCAAAAAAATAGCACCCGAAGGTGCTATTTCTCTTATTGTTTTTAATGATTACATCATTAGTGCTAGTACTTCAATAACGCCTTCGCCGCCTTCGTTAGCTTCGATTGCTTTACCAATTACTGTACCCATTGCTGCTTCGTTATTAGCCATTGCCATACCGTTGCCTGCTGATACCATCAAGTCACCTGCTGCAACTGGGCCTGTTACCTTACAAGGAACACGACCAGCTAGTGCTAGTGCAACACCTTCCTGCGCACTGTTCATCAAGTGTGCTGGATCAGTACTTATAATACCTGCTACTGCACGACAGTTAGCAACATCACATGCTGCAACTTTGCCATCGCCTGCGAAGTGTACAACAGTACCTGGCTCAATCTCTGCATCTGCTGCATACATCTCAGCCAAGTCCGCGTAACGTGCTGCAGTACTTGTACCAGTAATAACACCAGCACTGAAGTTGCCACTGCCATCACGAGCTACAATTGCACCGCCTGTGTTACTGCTTGTAGCGTTTGATGTTACAGTAAATGTACCACCTTCTGCACTTAGTGAACCACTTAGACCTGTACCTGATACTGCACCTGCTCCAACATAGTTACCAGTTGTATCAGTTCCTAGTGCAACTGAGTTAGCTGCAATAGTTGCTGCAATACTAATGCCTGCACTACCATCAAAGTTAGCAGTACCAGTTACATCACCTGTTAGTGCAATTGCTCTTGCTGTCTCAAGTGCCGTTGCTGTAGTTGCGTTACCACTT